CTACCACAGCAAAAGCACAGTCGGTGGATCTTGGGGTGGCCAAGTTTGGAACAAAACAACAACAACCAAACTATGCTGCTGGCCAGCTGGCATCACCCACAGTGGCCAAGGTCAGTGTGCCAGCCGGCAACGCCACAGTAACACAAAAATCATATGCAGGTCCTATGTTGGGCGGTGCAAGTGGACCCGGTGTTGGCAACAATGTCATAACCAAGGCTGCTCGAGTTGTACCAAATGCAAATCCTGCCAAAAGCGCAGTGGATCCAGCAGCCGCAGCTGACGCCACAGCCACAGCCAATCAACTCAGCCAGGCAGCAGCACCTGCACTGAACAAACAACCAGGCTTACAAGAAAGATCGCGCCCAGTGGAAACATTCGAAATGGCTGATGGCTCATGCTTGGAATGCTATGGCGATGATGAACAAGGCTATGAACTGCGCCGGCAAGGCAACAGCCTGCCCAGTCGTTTCAAAACACGCAAGCATGCCAAAATGGCTGTGGACCTGTTCCGTGCTAGACGAAAACAAAATCAAGACCTCAGTCAAGATTACATAGAAGAAAAGTAATTAACCGATCACACCTACCTTAGGACCGTGTGGCCCGGCTGCTGGGCAGGCAAAGCGATTCGCTACCGTGATGCTTGAAGTGAGCAAATTTTTCTTGACAACGCCAAAATCTGTGTTATACTAGTGTTTTAGGAGTACTCATGGATAACAAATCATTCAACGGCGAACAAAAGATCAAACTCACCCAAATCATCAATGAAGGCATGCAGGTCATGCACGAGATTGATACCCTGCAAGGCGGCTTGACCGACACCATCAAGGCCATTGCAGAAGAATTAGAAATCAAACCGGCTGTGTTGAAAAAAGCCATTAGAGTGGCACACAAGGCCGAGTTTGGCAAGACCAAACAAGATCAAGAACTGTTGGAAACAATTCTTGAAACTGTGGGCAAGACATTATAAATATTGCTTTCAACAGCAACGAGTCGTTCACGTTAAGAACATGTAACAAGGCTAAACCGGCCACAAACGGAGACCAATGAGTTATATTGACGCACTATTTGATCGTGAGCACGATCGCATTCACGTGGTAGAACGCCGCGAAGGCAAAAGGCAGTATCGAGAGTATCCTGCCAATTATGTTTTTTACTACGACGACCCCAGAGGCAAGTTTCAAAGCATCTACGGCACGCCTGTGTCAAGATTTAGCACACGCAACAACAAAGAGTTCCGCAAGGAAGTCCGAGCACAAAGCGGCCGCCAAATCTACGAATCGGATATCAATCCCATATTCCGATGCTTTGAAGAAAACTACAAAGACCAAGACGCCCCTACGCTACACACAGCCTTTTTTGACATTGAAGTTGGGTTTGATGCGGTGCGTGGATTCTCTCCGGTAACAGATCCTTTCAATGCCATCACTGCCATATCGGTATATCTGAATTGGTTGGAGCAACTGGTCACTCTTGTGGTGGCACCACGCCACATGAGTGCAGAGACTGCTCGTGAGATCTGTGCGGAATTCGAAAACACTGTGTTGTGTGAATCTGAAACAGAAATGTTGAAGATGTTCCTGGATCTCATTGATGATGCAGACATCTTGAGTGGATGGAACTCGGAAGGCTATGACATACCTTACACAGTGAATCGTATCACTCGAGTGCTCAGCAAAGACGATACCCGACGTTTTTGTTTATGGGGGCAGTTTCCCAAGAAACGTGTATTCGAACGCTTTGGTGCTGAAAACGAAACTTATGACTTGGTAGGTCGTGTGCATATGGACTATATGCAACTGTATCGCAAGTACACTTATGAAGAGCGACACAGTTACAGTCTGGATGCCATTGCTGAATACGAGCTGGGTGAACGCAAGACACAGTTTGAAGGCACCTTGGATCAGTTGTACAACCAACACTTTAAGACCTTTATTGAGTACAACCGGCAAGATACCTTGTTGTTGGACAAACTAGACAAAAAACTGCGCTTCTTGGAACTGGCCAGCGAACTGGCACATGCCAACACTGTGCTGTTGGCCACCACGATGGGTGCTGTGGCTGTGACCGAACAGGCCATCATAAACGAAGCACATGAACGTGGCATGGTTGTGCCCAATCGACAACAGCGACTCACAGACGAGGACACACAGGCTGCAGGTGCTTATGTGGCGTATCCCAAGAAAGGACTACATGAGTGGATTGGGTCAGTTGACATCAACAGTCTATATCCGTCAGCAATTCGTGCGTTGAACATGGGTCCAGAAACCATCATAGGCCAACTGCGTCCAGTGATGACTGACCGATACATCAAGGACAAAATGGCTAAGGGTGATTCATTTGCGGCTGCATGGGAAGGTGTGTTTGCTTCGTTAGAATACACAGCAGTGATGGAACAACAACGTGGTACAGAGATCACCATTGACTGGCAGTCAGGTGAAGAGACTGTACACTCAGGCGCTGAAATTTGGTACATGTTGTTTGACTCAAATCAACCTTGGATCCTATCAGCCAATGGCACCATATTCACCTACGAAAAGAAAGGCGTGATCCCAGGCTTGCTGGAACGCTGGTATGCAGAACGTAAAGAAATGCAGGCCAAAAAGAAAGAAGCCAAGGATGCCAAAGAGATTGCTTTCTGGGACAAGCGTCAGTTGGTTAAGAAGATTAACTTGAACAGCTTGTACGGTGCTATTTTGAATCCAGGTTGCAGGTTTTTTGACAAGCGTATTGGACAAAGCACAACACTCACAGGACGTAGCATTGCCAAGCACATGGACGCATACTTGAATGAGTGCATAACAGGTGAATATGACCATGTGGGCCGAGCAGTTATCTATGGCGACACAGACTCCTGCTACTTTTCAGCATGGCCAGTGCTCAAACAAGAAGTTGCCGAAGGTCGCATGGCCTGGTCAAAGGAAATCTGTATTCAGTTATACGATTCAATTGCTGACCAAATCAATGACTCATTTCCAGCATTCATGGAACGTGCATTCCATTGCCCCAGAGACATGGGCGAGTTGATCAAGGCCGGACGTGAAACAGTGGCAGACCGTGGCTTGTTCATCACTAAGAAACGCTATGCTGTCAACGCCATTGACATTGAAAACAAACGACTAGATGTCAACGGTGCCATTGGCAAGACCAAGGCCACTGGCCTTGATCTAAAACGTAGTGACACTCCCAAAGTTATTCAAGACTTCTTGTTGGAAATTCTAAATAAAGTGCTGTCTGGTGCGCAACGTGATGAAATCATTGAACGTGTGCGTGAATTCAAGTATGAATTCAAAGAGCGCCCAGGCTGGGAAAAAGGCTCGCCCAAGCGTGTGAACAACTTGACCAAGTACGGCAAGGAAGAAGAACGCCTGGGCAAAGCCAACATGCCCGGACATGTACGTGCGGCGCTAAACTGGAACAACTTGCGGCGAATGAACTCAGACAACTACAGTATGCAGGTGGTCGACGGCATGAAGACCATTGTGTGCAAACTCAAACCCAATGCTCTTGGATGGACCAGCATTGGCTATCCCACAGATGAAATGCACTTGCCACAGTGGTTCAAGGAATTGCCTTTTGACAACACAGAAATGGAAGCCACTGTGGTGGATCAAAAGATTGACAACTTGTTGGGTGTGTTGGACTGGGATTTGGCCGCTGCCACCAACACAGAAAACACATTTACTGCACTATTCTCATTCGAATGAAACTCAGCGATTTAATATCTTATTTGAATCTTTTGGAACAGCCGGATTATACCCCCGAGTATGGTCAGGCTGTTAGACAACTACAGTCATTGAGTATGTCTGTTGCACGAGCTCATGTGCAACTTGATTCATTCACGTCTGATATGGAATTCAATGTCAGTGCTGTGATCAATGCCTTTGACAATGTGCAAGCCACACTGGATGCACTCAAGGCACGGCTGCGTGAACTCATAGCACAAAAAGAACCCAAACAATACAAGGCCAGCACAGTGTTGTATGAGCAAGGCATGTTGAATGAATCTCCAGAATACATTTTTGAACGTAAGCTGGGTATCGATGATCAAAGCAACATCTTGCTTCGTAGCAGGCTGCGCAACTACAGTGACTGGAGATTGCCTGGCATGATCATACGCCCAGGCCCAGAAACGTTCATTGAAGATTTGGTACCGTTGGATCCACTGTATCTAGTGGATCAGCACCAAGCACTGTTGGATCCGGCCATTTCGGCATTTACTTTGGAATATCAAAGACGTCTACGTCCATATGTGATTGATGATCGAAGAGACGGCATGCCATTGTGGCAGTTGCCCAGTGAACAGTTTGGGATGATTTTTGCTTATAATTATTTTAACTATCGGCCCATTGAAGTTATAAAACGTTATCTTGCTGATGTGTATTCCAAACTGCGGCCTGGCGGCGTGTTTATATTCACATTCAATGACTGTGATCGGGGACACGGAGCCGCACTCAGCGAAAAATTCTTCATGTGCTACACTCCGGGTCATGCTGTTGCTGCCGCGGCAGAACGTGAAGGCTACGAGATCATGAATCTACATCATGGACATGGTGATTTGTCTTGGTTTGAATTGAAAAAACCTGGATCCATCCAAAGCATTCGCGGCGGGCAGAGCCTGGCCAAAATAGTTGCGCCACAGTAAAAAAATCTATATAATACACAAATTAAGGAGTAATAAATGAAAGACTATCTCAAAGACTTGGTAGAACACACACATGATCTGGGCTGTATTGACCTGATCAAAATCACAGGAGATGCCAAAACCACAAGCATAGTGGGCGTGGCAGAAAACTTGTCTGTGGTGCTGGAAGGTACTTTCCACAAGCCCATTGCAGAATTTGCACACACTTTTGGCATGCCTAATTTGAGCAAGATCAAAATCTTGTTGAACTTGCCCGAATACAAAGAGAATGCAAAACTGTCCATTGCCACCAAAAGTGATGGCACACCCGAAGGCATTAATTTTGAAAATGCAGATGGCGATTTTCGCAACAACTACAGATTCATGGCTGAACAAATTGTGCAAGAAAAACTCAAAACACCCAAATTTGCCGGCGTGACATGGCACATTGAGTTTGACCCCACTGTGGCTGGTATTATCAAACTACGTTCACAGGCACAGGCCAATTCTGATGAACCCAACTTTCAAGCTCGCACTGAAAACGGCGATCTAAAGTTTTTCTTTGGCGACCACAGCACTCATTCTGGTAATTTTGTTTTTCATGCTGGTGTTACAGGACAACTCAAACGCACTTGGTCATGGCCAGTGAAGGAAGTCATGAGCATCCTAGCCCTGAGTGGTGACAAAACCATGCGCATCAGCGATGATGGTGCTGCCAAGATCACTGTGGATAGTGGCGTGGCTGTTTACAACTATATTTTACCAGCACAGAGCAAATAATGACAGAAACACACACACGCACCGTTGCAAGAACAATAAGTTATAGAATCATTGCCATGCTGATCACTGCCTTATGGACAGGCCTGGGCAATGCAGTGATTATTCACATTGTGTTGGCTATTGTTCATTATGTTATGGAACGTGTGTGGCTTAAAATAAATTGGGGTCGAATTGAAAGATAACTTAACAGCCAAGCAAAATGATTATGCTGTGTTTTTACCAGCTATATCAGGTTTCTATGCCACGTTTGTGGGCAAACAACGCAACGAGCCATATGTGGATCCTGCAAGGTTTCCACAAGGGTTGACTGACATGGAACAGATGAACTGGCTCAACAGTCAGAAGGCGCTGTTCCCATATCGTTGGAGTTTGTATTCAGCAGGACATGCCAATTTGGATTTGACCAAGCAGGACTGGTCAGAAGACATGGTTCGCAATCGTGAATCTGGCACATTTATACTTGGCGACTCTGGTGGATTCCAGATTGCCAAGGGTTTGTGGGAGGGCGAGTGGCGAGACCCAACCAGTCAAGCAGTGCAAGATAAAATGACTGCATTGGTTGCTCAAGGCCCAACTGAAGTGGTCAATGCCAAAGGTAAAAAAATTAAAAAAGACCCTGCTGCCGACTATCAGAAGTTGCTGGATGCTGCCCAGAAAAAACGTGACACAGTGTTGCGTTGGCTAGACAGCATTGCAGACTATGGAATGATTCTTGATATTCCTACCTGGGTCATACACGATCAAAAATCCAGCAAGGCCTGTGGTGTTACCACACTGGATGAAGCAGTTGCAGCCACCAAATACAACAACTTGTATTTTATGGCACACCGTCGAGGTGTCAAAGAAGGTGGCGCCCGATTCTTGAATGTGTTGCAAGGCGATGGTCACGACAGTGCCGAAGCATGGTATCAGGAAATGAAAGAGTTTTGCGATCCTGCTGTGTATCCTGCCACACACTTTGACGGCTGGGCCATGGGCGGACAGAACATGTGCGACGTTCAACTGATACTGACTCGACTGGTTGCACTTCGTTATGACAATCTGTTACAGCAGGGTGTACATGACTGGATGCACTTTTTGGGTACATCAAAGTTGGAATGGGCTGTGCTACTCACCGTGATTCAAAGGGCAGTTAGAAAATACGTTAACCCGTCTTTTACTATCTCCTTTGATTGTGCCAGCCCATTCCTCGCCACTGCCAATGGTCAGGTGTACTTTGAAAATGTGTTTGAACATGATTCAAAGTGGTCGTATCGTATGGCTCCGGTGTTGGATGACAAAAAATATTCCACAGACACTCGCAAATGGAGTGTGGGATTGTTGGCTGATTTGCCAAAAACAAGCAATATTAAAAACTGGCAGGACAGTCCTATCAGCGATATGCTTACAATGAAAGATGTCTGCATCTATGGTCCAGGCGATGTCAACAAAAATGGTAAAGAAGGCAAGACATCCTGGGACAGTTTCAGTTATGCTTTGCTCATGGGGCATAACGTGTGGATGCATTTGACTGCTGTGCAAGAAGCCAATCGTCGTTTTGATGCAGGAGAACATCCTGCCATGATGCAACGCAACGGCGGCGACTACGAGTATTTTGAAAACATTATAGAAGAAATTTTTTCAGCGCCAGACAAGGCCAGCGCCATGGCTGTGATTGAACGAACTGGTTACACAGGTAAGACTGGTTATTGGAATCAAATTGTTGGCACACGTGGCAACAAAGGCAAGAACACTACCAATTCTAAACCCCAATTCAATGCATTGTTTTCATATGAACAAATGGAACAAGAAGATTTTGATTCTAGTAAACTTGACAAGTTGGGGACCACAACATGAATAGAGCAGGACATGCAGGCGTTGATTTCTTTACGGGCACAGAAGTAGAACGCACTCCGGCATTTGGTAAGAAGACATTGTTTGTGGTAGGGTTACAGTCCATCGATAACATTGCTGCCAAAATGCTTGAATGTGAACACATATTCTTTGGCGCCAATCACAGTTTTGATCCCAAGACCCCGGAAGAATGGCGCAAATGGGAAAGCATGATCACGTACTTTTTGCTACGTGGTTATCTTTGCACTTTGGACATTCCTATCAGTGCTGTAGAAGAGTTCAATGATGGTTCATTGTGTGATTATCGCAACTTCATTCCGCAGATTCGAGTAAGTGTGCCGTATACAAAACTGTGGAATTATAATACAATGTTAAAAATAGATGACAAGGACTTTGACGCTACCAATCCCGGCGTCTGGTGCCACAGTCTACACAGCCTGATGAGCCGTGAGACATTTACTTCATGGGATGATTACAAAGGTGATAGTAAATTATGAAATGGCTAGACAACTGGATATTGAAACGTGCCAAGTATCTTAGAAACCGCGATGATACACAAGTGTCAGTAGATCGTGCAGAGCGTGGTCTCAGTATAGGGATGAAGGAATCTGCAAGTATTGGCAGCAGTCGGCATAGAATGAACTTTACTGTGTATCGTGCCAATGGTGGTGTACTGGTGGAGATCAACAGATACGATGAACGCAAGGATCATCATCACTGTGAACTGCACATTGTGCATCCAGATGAAAATCTTGGTGATGCCTTGGGCAAGATTGTAACATTTGAAAGTTTGAAATCTTAAAATGGCAAAAATCAAACAAGTCAAACATTTGGTAGGACAGGCAGTACCGCCAAAGACCAATGGCGCAGCTGGGCGAGCGATAGAAGAAATAATGGAGGCACAAGGTTGGCCCATGGATCGTCATGGTCAAGGAATTGACGTTCCTGCATATGGATTTGAAGTAAAAAGTAGAGATTTAGATTCAACATCAGCTCAAAGCATAGGCAAGATGTTACCCGAAGATATAAAAGTCACGCCATTTCCCAAATCTCCTATCTACGACAAAATACAACAACAGCTTAGAGTAAAAACCCAGGACCAAGTTATTGTCAGTGCCGACATGTATGATTTCAGCAATCCTTATATACAACAAAAGATCGAAGAATCATACGAGGCAGGCAGAGCAAAAATCATTGCAGGTGATGACAGCAATTACATAGCTGGTGGACCATTTGGATACTTTGAACGCACCAACCCCAAGACATCTAGATCATATGATTTTAGACTGACCGACGCCGCCATGCAAAAATTAGAAAACATGGCAACATCAACCTTTAAGGACTTATTCAAATGAATCAAGCAGAACGTGAAGTGGTAGACCGAGTGATGCAACATGCACAGAAAAAAATATGGGTTACATTTCAAAAGGAAGGCATGCACAGATATCCTGCGGCTGCCACAGATCCCGCACTGGCCACAGGTGATGAATATGATGTTTCGTTTCTTGCCAATCCTCATCGTCACATCTTTCATTTCCGGGTGTGGATTGATGTTGTACACAATGATCGCGACATTGAATTCATCCAATTCAAACGCTGGCTCGAAAATCTCTACCGCAGTGGAACTCTCCAACTAGACTACAAAAGTTGTGAGATGATGGCAGACGACCTATATATACAAATAGCAAGTCGCTATCCCAGTCGAGCGGTGTGGATCGAAGTCTCCGAAGACGGAGAAAACGGCGCACTGATCAAATACGAAATCACTAGACCCCTCAACAATATTGTCATCTAAGGAGAACAACATGGCAAGACCCACATTCAAACCCAACCCCAAGGTACGTGAGATCCAAGACGATCTTGAAGTGTATCTGGAATTTTGCCAGGACTATGGATACCGCTACAACGAAGCGGATCTGTACAACTTCAAAACCTATGCCTGGCAACAGTTCAGCAAGTGGCATGCTGGCAAGTATGCCAAAAACATGTGGGATGAGGACACTCGTCGCTTTGCAGGACATCGCGCATGAGAAAACTATACTACATGGGCCTTGAAAGTTATGAGGCCCGTTACACACTGCAACTGACTGAGTGGAATCGACGTGTGTTTGAACGTCGAGGTCTTGATGTGGTTTATGTGCCGGGCTTGACCCTAGACAACAGTCAAAAGATTGTTGTGGGACAAGTGCTGGATGCACACGGACGCAGTTACTTTGGCATGAGCCAGATGATGAACTTAGTCAGACTCATGCAACAAGGTGAAGTAACAGCAGAAGATGTGATCTATTTTGAAGACATGTTTCAGCCAGGCATTGAGAGTTTGCCATACATCATGGACCAGGTTCCTGCAGAACAGCGTCCTCGCATTTATGTGCGCTGTCTAGCACAAGCCATTGACCCCGATGACTTTGTGCATGTGTGGGGCATGGCCGGATGGATGAGCACATATGAAAAGATGGTCAATCACTTTGTCACAGGCGTGCTGGCCACAAACGAAGAAATGGTTGCACACATGCGCATTGCAGGTTGGACTGCTCCAATCTACAACATCTCGGGCTTGGCATTTGGCAAAGAAGAGGTACTGGAACGCATTGGTGGTAGCGACAATATTCGACCATTTGCAGATCGTCCGCGCCGCGTGGGGTTTGCCGCACGTTTTGATCAAGAAAAGCAGCCTGGCTTCTTCATGGACTTGATTGAAATGTATGGTGAACTTACTAGTGAGCCCTGCGAGTTTGCCATTTACTCAGGTGGGCCATTGCGTAGCAACAATCCAGAGTATGTGACACGTGCCAGAGCTATGGAAGCAGCCGGCAAGTTGAAAATCTACGACAACATCACCAAGAATGAATACTATGATCATCTCAACAACACTAGAGTTTTGTTCAACTGTGCTTTGCAAGATTGGGTCAGCAATACGGTCAGTGAGGCTGACACTATTGGCTGCAATGTGTTATATCCGGCATACCGGTCATTCCCCGAAACCTTTGCCAACGATCCCAACAGACTGTACATTCCGTGGAGCATTGATGATGCATATCACAAGATGCAAAATCTCCTGCAAGAACCTCATCACAACATGGGTCTCATATCTGACTGGAACAATGGCACTGTTGACCGTGTGGTTGATATACTGCTTGGTCATGGTGAGCATTGGAATAGGGCGAGCAATAGATACCGTGACCATGTGGCTGAAGCCAAATATCACGTAGTAAAGATTGCCATGTGAAAACACAGTCAAGACTATTGGTTACCTTTGGTTGTAGTTGGACCTTTGGAGTAGGGGTTCAATATCAACCAGGTATGTCAAAAAAACAGTATGAAGCAATTGTACATCGAGAAGACAGTACTGCACTGACTTTTAGGCGGCGTCTTGCAGCCGATTATCAATGTGCAGAGCACAACCATGCTGTGATGGGTTCCAGCAATCAACAGCAGTTTCGGCATGCCAAGGAGTTTTTTTCTCTAGATCAAGTTGAAAAACTAAAAAAACAATGGTCCACCGTCACAGTGCTTTGGGGAATAACCAGCACTGCTAGAACTGAATATTTTGATATTGCAAGGAATCATTTTGAAGAAATATACTCTGGAGACTCGACCCCCCAGGCCAAGTCTTGGATAGCCAACTACAATCACGAACATGAAGTACAGCAGTTGTCTATGGCAATAAAATATTGGGATGAATATTTTCATGGCCACGGCATACAGAATTTTTGGTTTGATACTTTTAATCATCACGATTATCAAGTTGACACATTGAAAAATTTCATCTACAATAGCAAACAACCAAGAGATTTGCTGTCACAAATGTTGATACAACAAGGTCATGTTGTGCCTGATTCAAAGTATCATTTGAGTACATGGTCTTTGGACACTGCTAGATTGGATGCTCTGGTAGACTTACAACTGGTCAATCCAATCAGCTTTCATCCAACTCGATTAGGTCATGAAGTGTTGTACAAAATGTTAAAAAACGAAATTGGAGAATATTTAAAATGAAAACAGTTATAGTAACCGGAGCAGCCGGATACATTGGCGGTCAAACTGCCTTGATGTTGGCCGATGCTGGACATCGTGTGGTGGGCATTGACAAAGCCAAGTGCCCCAAACAATTAAAATCAATCTTTCATGAATACATTGAACGAGATTTTTCTGACAAAGATGCCTTGGTTAAACTGTTGATACACGAGCCTAGTGCTATTGTTCACTGTGCCGCCACCAGCTTGGTTGGGCCAAGCATCCGGCATCCAGGTCGTTACTTTGAAAACAATGTGGTTAACACACTCACACTGTTGGATCAAGTACGCAGAAGCATGCCCAAGACCAGAGTTATTTTCAGTAGCAGTGCCGCAGTGTATGGCGAGCCTATTATGACTCCATGCCATGAAGTGGATCCTTGTGAACCCATATCACCTTACGGTGACAGCAAACTCATGGTAGAAAAAATTCTATCAGCATATCACACAGCCTACAATTTGGATTATGTGGCATTTCGTTATTTCAATGCCTGTGGGGCTGATAGTCAAACCAGACACGGACAAACTGAAGATGCCACACACATCTTTGCTCGTGTGTTGGGTGCCATTAGAGATGATGCAGAATTTACATTAAACGGTGTAGACTTTGCCACACCAGATGGCACTTGTGTGCGTGACTATGTGCATGTGGAAGACATTGCTCGAGCACATGTCATGGCTCTAGATGAGAAGATTCCATCAGGTGTATACAATCTAGGCTCCAACAACGGAACCAGCAATAGAGAAATCATTGCCGCGGCCGAACGCATAACTGGAAAGAAATTGAAAGTTGTGATGGGTGCGGCTAGACCAGGAGATCCTGCGGTGCTCACAGCAAGTGCTGCCAAATTTGGCCGTGTTGGTGAGGGTTGGAGACAATTTGAATTGGACCACATGATCCAACACGCCTGGAACTGGTATGTTCGAAAAGATACTTGAGTTTGAAACAGCCCTGGCCCAGTTCACTGGTGCATCACGTGCTGTGATGACTGACTGTTGTACCCATGCTATTGAATTGTGTTTACGATATGATCAAGTCCAAACATGTAAGTTTACACCATATACCTATGTTAGTGTGCCAATGACCATGCACAAACTGGGCATCAAATATCAATACTTAGATCATGAATGGCAACGTTGGGTGGGAGAGTACCCGTTTGTTGAAACACGCATTTGGGATAGTGCAAGACGCCTAGAAGCCAATATGTATCGAGCCGGGCAGATGCAGTGTGTGAGTTTTGGACACGACAAACCTTTGCCTATCGGTCGTGGTGGTGCCATATTGTTGGATAATGAAACTGCCTACCAAGCCCTGTTGCGCATGAGATATGACGGTCGTGATCTAACTGTAAGCCCTTGGGTCAAACAACAAGAATTTCAAGTAGGCTATCATTATCGTCCCACAATCGAAGAAGCCCAACGTGGCATGGAACTGTTGAGTCAATATCAAAGTCAACCACCACGTGAGGTTGTTTATCCAGATTGCAGACAAATTTCCATAGTCAGTTGACTCGTAAATCTAAATAGTGTACAATCACACACTGGAGTAACAATGCAAGAAAAGAATTTATCACAAGTGCTTAGAGAACAAATGACAGCTCGCGGTCGCCGCTTCTGGGCTGGCGACAACATCAGCGATTACATGAGCGATGCCATCAAAGAAAAACTCATTGACGAAGCCACTGTGGCATTTGAAGGTGTGTTGGATGCATTGCTGATTGATAGAGAAAACGACCCCAACTCAAAGGGCACAGCACGGCGCTTGGCCAAGATGTACTACAACGAAATCATGGCAGGAAGATATGAACCCCCACCAGACGCAACAGCATTCCCCAACGACTCAACGGACCGCTACGAAGGCATGCTCGTTGTGCGTAGCGAGCTTCGCAGTATGTGTAGCCATCATCACCAACCTGTTACCGGCGTTGCTTATATTGGCATCATCGCCGCCAACAAACTCATTGGACTGTCCAAATATACAAGGATTGCTCAATGGTGCGCCCGTCGCGGTACACTACAGGAAGAACTCTGCATAGACATTGCCAACGAAATCATGGCAGCAACTGCGTCAAAAGACGTTGGTGTGTACATTCAAGCCACACATGGATGCTGTGAAAATCGTGGCATCATGGCACACAGCAGCCTGACACAGACCACTGTGTTGCGTGGTGCCTTTAAAACGGACGACAGTGTAAAAAAAGAGTTCATGGACAATATCAAATTACAACAGGAGTTTGCACCAAGATGATATACATTACAAACATAACCGGTGAAATTAAATTGCCCTGGGAACCAGGATTGTTGGAATGGTTGCACGAAAACTATCCTGCAAGTCAGTATAGAGTGGTAGAATTAACTTAAAGGAGAAAGAGCATGGCAAAGAAATTAATTAAATTGGACAAAGTAAACGAATCAATCACAATCA